GGTCGTCTCCAGAAGTGGGCGGGGGTTTACCTACCCTACAGGAGCCCATCGACCATGCAAGTTACAGAGTGCATCAAGAGACTAGCGCGCGACGGCCTGCGCATACGCCTGACAAGCACGCAAAGCGATCAAGGCGTTATCACCGTCGTCGGTGATGCCGATAATTCGTTGAGCATGCGCCGGGTCAAGTCGGGCTCGCGCGGCTGCATGAACCACGCCGCCGGCGGCGGTGGAGGTTGGCATTGGGTTGCCACTGGTGGGGGCGGTGGTGTCGAGAAGGACTGACAACCGCACATCAGCAGTGGCCAGACGGTCGCGCAGAGACGCTTGATTGCGTTGGGCATCGTTCAACTCCTGCGCATGGTGTTGGTCGCTGGCGACGAGCTGTTGCTCCAGGGCCAGCCGTTTATCCTGATCGGTCTGTTGTTGATGCACGGCCGCCAGGCTTTGCTGGCTGAGCGCCTGCGCATGGTCAGCCGATTGCCGCTCAAGCTGCGCGCCATATCGCCAAGCCTGCACCTGCCACACCAACGCCATCAGTAGGCAGACGCCGATAAGACGGAGCATTCCTAAGAAACGCATAACACCACCTTCGCCCGCGCCCACAATTGCAAACGGTCCTCCAGGCCATTGATCCCGCCATTAATGCGCCGGGTAATGGTGGTGAACTGGTCTTTATCGGCCAGTTCATTCAGGCCATTGCTTTGCCAGAACCATGCAGCGGACTCACAGGCCCATTGCGGTTGCTCAAGCAGTTCGGGGTGTTGCAGCAAGCGATCATCGCCAAACAGGGCCTGGCTGCAGGCCAGGTAGTTGCGTCGCCCCGTGATCTGGATCAGCCCCCTGCCCCGATACTTCTGGCCGTCACCGTCCGCTTCGGGGGTGTTGCCCAGGCGCCCGGCCAGAGGGCCGGTGTCGTATTTACTCAGATATTGATCGCTACCCAGTTCACGCACGTAACGCAGTTGGCCGGATTCGTGACCGATTTGAGCGAGGAAGGCAGCGAAGCGTTTCGGACTATTGATCCCGTAACGAGTGATAGCAGCATTTAGAGAGGTTAAAAAAGTGCCCGCTCTAAGACGGGCTCCAGGCATCACTTGAAGCAATTGGGGGAGTGTTATTACCAGCATTTTCGCTCCGTAAAGAGGCTACGTCGACAACCCACCGGCCGTGATCGAACTGCGATAGCCCGTCGCCGGGTCGCCAACATGCACCACTTTGGTAATCGACCATTGCCCCTGCATATACGAAGGCCAGGTTTCATCCAGCCGCAGCAACCCTTCAGCAGCCAGCAACGGGTTACCAGGGCAATCAATCTGCAACTTCAAGTCTTCGCGCCCTACACGCCGTAATTCGGCCTCGGCCACGCTGCGGGCTTCGGCTTCGTTCTGGCAGCGTTGGCGCAAGGTTTTGAACGGGGCATTTCCGACCTGTACCACACGTTGCTTGCCTGCGGCCGCATCCCACCAGGTGACGCGGCTACCCTCATATTTGGCACGTGAGGTTTCGTCGAGTTTGGCGGTAATGAACGCGTGCTCACCCGGGCGATTGTCCTGGGTCACCGACAACTTCACCTCTGGCAGTTGCTGGAGAGAAAGTGATTTGACCTGCCCGGCTTCGGCCAGCACATACAGCTCGTTGAAGGGTTTGGTGACCGCGCTGTATCGCTTGGCCAACCGCGTGATAAACGCCATGTCGCTTTCGTTGGACTGGTCGATATGAGGGATCGAAATGCCTTCCAGCGCAGGCGCCACGCGCGGTGAAAAACCGTGACGGCTGACCAGTTGGCGAAACAGCGCCCCCAAAGTGGTCGGGCCATAACTGGCGGATCGACGCTGGCGGTAACCGCTGGCGTCCTCCATGCTGAAAGGCGCGGCTGTCGCCACAATCATCAAGCGCATGGGAAACAGCACGGGGGTTCGCTGGGTGACGACAAACTCGCCCTTTTCCACCAAACCTGTCTCCCGATACCCGATGCGCAACCCGATCTTGCCATTCAGGCTGGGCAAGCCTTCAAGCCCTTCGATATTGAGGGTCAGCTCCAACCGGTCACTCTCAACGCCCGAGACGTCGGTGTGGCTCCAGCGCATCAAGCGCTCATTGAGCAGTGCAGCATTGGCGCCGTAAAACTCCACAACCGGCGTAAATTCCTGTGCCATGCAACCTCCTTAATCCCAGGCCAAAACGGGTCTCACGGCACTTGGCTGCGTTGACAGCTCGGGCACAATGACCCACACGCCAGCCGGCAGCACCGGGCCATATTCAGCAAGCTCGGGGTTCAAGCGCCAGAGGTTTTCTTCGGCGGCGTCATCGCAGCGACCCAACTCGCGATAGAGCAGCAGGTTGACCGAATCACCGGCAATACTTCGCACTCTACGCATTGACGAACTCCTCCAATTCAAGGGTCCAGGTCATGACCATGGCGGTGCCGTCATCGATCACATTGCTCTGGTTTTCCACCACCGAATTGATCCGCCACAGGCCCCAGTTGCGGCCAATGCCATCGACCAGAGGCAACGGCGCGCGCGCATTTTGCAATGCGCGCAACTCGTCCAATCGCTGCATGCCGACCGCGTACATGGCCGTGCCACCAAACGTGAGCTTTTCCAGTTTTTGCCCGTTCTGACGTGACTGGGGTTTGCTGGCAATAATTGCCAGGTCAGTCCAGCCGCCATCGGTGTTACGAATCAACGTGGAATAGGCAAAGCCTCGGGCCAAACCAAAAATAAAGTCGCCCAGCACCATTTGCTGTCGCATCAATCACCTCCTGTATCGGCCAGTGCCGCGTTACGCCGGATACCGAGGGAATCGGTAACCATCGGCATGCATTGAAATTGCAGGGCCTGGATCACCTGATTGACGACTTGCTGGGCATCGGCCGGGTTAACGCCGGTGATCTGGATGCTTGGGGCAATAGAGACCTGCACGCTGTCGCTTCGCGCGCTGTTGAGTTCCTTGCTCACTGCGCTCGGTGAGGGCAGGCGATCACTCGCCCCAAACAATTTGTCACCGAGCCAGGTACCCGCCTCGCTGCCGAGCAAGCCACCGATGGCGCCGCCTACAGCGGTGCCGACGCCTGGGAAAATCAGGGTGCCAATAGCTGCGCCGGCAGAGGCTCCGGCCCAGGCGCCACCGGCAGTGCTGAGGCCGGCGCCGACTGCTTTTGCGTCGCCGTTGCGCACGCCCTGCACCACATCAAAAGCAGTGTCGACGTACTTCATCGGACCAAGGCGGCGGGCGGCCGACGACTCCAGCTTGCTCACCGTGCCCAACAGACCAGAGGCCGGTATTTTCGGCGGGTGAGTCACAGGCGCGGCTAAACGCTCATGGCTGGCGGTCTGTGTAAGTGGCGGGGTCTTTGCGCGAGTTTCGGAAGGCATGGGAACAAGCCCCCGTTCCAGTGCTTCGATCAGCCCTGGCCCTCTGCTTGAAGCCGGTTGACGGGGAAAGCTGTTGTTCTTTCGGCTCTTCGCCTGGGCCCCACGTGGTTGTAGAGTTTGAGTAGGAGCACCGGCATTGAACCCTGACGAATTCGCGGGAAAAAGTGACTGAACACCCCGCCCAAAAGCACTGCGCCAGGATGCGAAGGCGCCACCGGTCTTTGCAGGAACTAACTTCGCGGGCGCCTGCTTCTTTTGCGAGTGCAGCGTGTTCTTCGGCTTCAGCGACTTCAGCGACTTCTGCGACTTCCTCGTCTTCTGTGGCGTCTGCGATTTCGGTCTTTGGGTACCTTTCTTCCCGGCAGATGCGCTTTTGCGTGCAGTGCGGCGACTGCTCGGTGAGGCTTGGGCCGCGTCTTTACAGCAGCACGACTTATCCTTTTCGAATCCGCCATCCTTGAAAAGCTTACCAGCCACGCCAGGCAACTTGCCCAACGTCACGTCGACCAGGTTGCCCGTCACCCGCGTTTTAATCGTCTCTCCCAAACCCGAAAAAAAGCCGGTAAGCACAGGCAAAACCACTGCCTCAGCAGTTTTAACGGTCGTAGCGGCAGCCGGAGAGTCGCTGGCCCAATGGTTGGCGCTGTTCATCACGCTGGTTTTGGCTTCCAGCCAAGTTCCTTCCCCTAATACCGACACAGGCTCAAGCGTTTTGGTTAGGCTCGCCTCGCTTTTCGTGGATTCCTCTCGCAACACCGTTATCGTTTTTTCCGGGGCGGGTGGCGCTGTAAACGATTGCTGAAAGGCTGCGACCGGATCAAGGCTCTTCACGTGCACGGTCATGGCTTCACGGGTCAGGTGCAGATCCTGAGGCGTGCTCGAATTGATTTCAGTGGTGCTCTTTTGCTCGGCCTGTTCGCGGGTGTTGGAGCGACTAATACCCACATCCTTGAACCGCGACAGGGAGGCGTCCAGCGCCTCGACACTGTTGCGCAATACTCCTAGGGACAGAGACAGCCCATTGAGTTCCAGACCCGCATTGGCCAGGGCCAAACTCAGGGGCGATAAAAGTGGCGCAGCCTTGATACTTTCGGGTACCAAAGGACCCGGGTTGACGGCATCGGCCCCCTTGGCGCCGACTGCGTGGCCAACAATACCCTGACCATCCCTGGCCATGGCATAGGCGAGCGAATACGTATCCTGCATCTCGCTTACTCCTGTTTGACGCCAAGGCGAGTGATCGCGATGTCGTAGCGGCGCAATGCTTTTCCGGCGTCCCAGTCGAGGATCTCCGCCTCATTGACCGAGTAAATCAGTGGCACCACATCGAGGATTACTTCGATGTCGCGCTCCGAAAGAAGTCCGCCGGTTGATTTAAAAAATCGTCGATGCGCTCCTGCAGTTCCGTCCAGTCGGGTACGGTCAGGCTGGCGAGATCGGGGATCATCAGGCCGGTGCAGTGAGCGGTGATGAACTCGGCGCGCTCTTTGTTGGTGCCGAGTTTTTTCATGGCTTTGGTCGCGCGCAGGGCAGGCATTTCCAGGGACAGCGTGGTCAGGTTGCGACCGGCGGCGTCCAGGGGCAGCAGCAGGTTTACCTGCTCGTAGGACGATGCTTCATCAGGTGCGCCGAGGAAGAACGATGCAGGACGTGTCGACATCTCATGCACGTACTGGGCGATGCTCACGTAGTCCGGGCGTTTGAGCTGGTCGAGCTCTTTTTCCGACAGGCCGGTGGCGAGTTTCGCCAGCTCAAAGAACTGATCGTCCTCGTCATCACCGGCCCGGGCCAGCGCGTCTTTTTGCGCGGCGTAGTACAGCGGTTTGAGTTGAACCTGCTCGATCGTAGCACCGGTGTCGGCGGTGATCGGCGAGAGCAGGAGGTGCAGCGGAGGCATCCAGGCCATGGGCAATTCCTTGATGAAAAACAGGGGCGGGAAAACCCGCCCCCAGGGGTTAAGGCATCAGTACCGCGCGGCGCGCATCGCCGAGGATGTCGACGCCGTTGAGCACAAACTTCTGGGTGCGCACGTCGATGTCGATCACCGGGATGCCGTTTTCGAGGCGGTTGTAGGTGCGGCAGGACAGATCCAACGTGGTGGTGGCCTTGTCGCCCATCTTCAGCTTCGCCTCCTCCAGGGATTTCAGCTTGCCGCCGACGGTGTGGTAGGTGAAGTAGGTCTTGCCGTCCTGGTCCTGGCCTGCTTCACGCACGTTCAGCAGGATGTCATCACCCAAGCGCACGCCCAGGGCCAGCATGATTTCCGGACCAGCGCCTTGCAGGACCAACTTGGCACCCAGCACCTTGCCGCTCTTGGCCATTTCTTCGGCGATGAAACGCCCGCCGGACATAGGCTCCATGTCGAATTCAATCTTCGGCGGGGTGAACTCTTCCACAGTCGCGGACAACGGCAGGCCTTGAAGGGTGGCCGCAATGGCCTGTCTGACTCGGTTGGTAAACATTAGAGAACGTCCTCCAGGAACTGCTCGATGATTTCATCGCGAGCGTTGAGTTGATAAATCATGTGTTCGTTCGGCGCGTAGCGGCCGTAGTCGATGACGATGAACCAGGTGCCGTTCTTGTACTTCTCGACACTGTTCAACTCCGGGTGCAGGTACACGCTGCCGCCGGGGATGGTTTCGTCGGCGACCAGGGTTTGCAGCCAGTCGTTGATGCGCTTGACCTCCTGGTCCATGAAGGACTTGGTCAGGTTCTTGGCCATGGCTTTCTGTCCGGCCTTGACCAGCTTGCGGCTGATCGCATCTTCCAGGCCGACGTAGCTGATGAACTTGCCGGTGATGGAGCGGTTACCCAGCAGCGAGAAACCGCCGAGGATGGTGCGGGCGTAGTAGCTCACGCCGTAGCGGTTGAGCAGGTCGCCTTCGGTGGAGGTGTCGAGGATGTTGTACTCGACCACGCGGGAAACGTCCTCGGCGAACGTCACCTGATTACCTGGGCTTTCCCACTGCTTGACCTTGGCCAATGCCGCAATGGCCAGTGACGACGGCGACAGGAACACATTTTTCTTGGCCGCTTTGGAGTACACCGACGGCATGTTGTGCACCAGCAGGCAACGGTCGAAACCGAGGTCGGCACCGCCCAGCTCGCCGCTGTAGGTCACTTGGTCGGCGACGGACGCATCTTTGCCATCCAATACCACACGAGCCTTGATGCGTTTGCCGAAGGAAGCGAACTCACCGGCAACGGCCTTGGTGCCGGTGAAGCCTGGGGCACCGATGATGGTCAGGTCTTCCGGGACGCTGCTCAAGGCCGCCAGGCCCAGTTTGCGGCCGGTGATTGGCTCACTGCCGCCGATCACGTTGTTAATCGTGTCGGCCGGGGTAGCACCCTCTTCGACGATCACCACATAGACCGGCACCTTCACCACTTTGAGGATCTGGTACACCGCGTGGAACAGCGTGCCCGACTCACTGCCGGTTGGGTCCAGCAGTGCCTGGGTGGTGAAGCTGTTGATGCGGAACGGGGCATTTTTCGGGATCGAAGCATGGGCCTTCGGCGCGGTGCCGACCAGGCCGATGACGTTGTCGCCGAGGCCACCCATGGCCTCGGGGGATTCGGTGGCATTCACGGTGATGCCGTTGTGCTCGAAGTTCAAAACCTCAGCCATGATTAGTCAGCCTTCTTGGGGATGGAGTTAAGGACGCTGGTCAGTTCCAGGCGGCCGGCGGTGCGCAAGGCGGATGCTTCGACGTCGAGCAGTTCCAGCTCCTCGCCGACGGTGGACCAATGGCCACCTCCGGTGGGAAATGGGATGAGGACGGTGTAGGTTTGTCGGTTGTGCATGGGTGAAATTCTCCAGGTGAGAAACGCCAAAGCCCCTGCGGAGAGGGGCTTTGGGTGGGCGTAAAAAAACCGCTTTCGCGGTGGGGAGGGTTACTTATCTTCCGGCAATGGGAAGCGGGCTTTGATCTCGGCGACCTTGGCACGCCAGTCTTTTTCTTTCTCGGTGGTGCCGTCGTATTGCCACTCCAAATACATGGGGTCCGCCTCACTGACGTAGGCAGCACGACGCGCGGCAATGGTGGTGGCCAATGCGGCAGCGGCGGTGGCTTTATCGATCAGTGCGCGAGCGGCCTCATCGTTAAACCCAAGCCCTTGGAGGGTTTGCGCATTCGCGGGTACGTTAATCAATGCGGCACCGGCTGGGGTCACCAGTTTTTCAATAAACAAAGTCATTTGATCCGTCCTTAAACCTTGGCGGTGTATCGAGTGTCGTTGTCATACGAATAAGCCAAACGCTTTTCTTCCAAGGTCTTGCCAAGGACAGCTTCCGCTTGGGCTAACGTATATGGCTTAACTACCCAACGCACTTCCCACTCGGCAGTGACGTCATCCTTCATAATCACTTCAGTATCCAGCTTGCTGAAGTTAACCGGGTAATCAAAGGTTTTGGTAATGGTGTAACTTAGCCCGCCTCTCAGGTACAAACCGGAAAATTGTGGAGCGGTCGTCAGTTGACCTGCAACCAAACCGACATACATGGGTTTTAGCCCCGTGACAGCTCGTGCGGTACAAATCATGCCGAACGAAATGCCGCGCACCGTTTCGCGATACGTTTGCGATATACGTTTGATCGTCAAAAAGTTAGCATCGCCATTCCATGGAAAGCCCACTCCCTCTAACTGCAAGTTCAAGCCTGCAATATGGTAAATCCCTTCACCGAAGGGTGCCTTGTCACTGTCTCGTGCAAAAAAACGAGAAATCGTAATCTCGGTTTCACCCGCCTCGTTACCCGGCATAGTCCACCATACTGGGTAAACTACATCGGTCGACAAACCGGTCAGATCGATCTCCTGCTTATAAAGTGCACGCCCATTAATATCCTTGGCCTGCACGCTATTACGCCACGTTGTGAACTGACTGGACGCCGTATCCATGCGCGCATCAATCTTGCCAATCTGGTTGGTCACTGTGTCGGTCAGCTTATTGCATGCATCCACAACTTTCGTAATCGTCGCTTCAATTCCCATCATCAACTCCCTGTCAACTTTGTCTTTTCAGCACTTTTGTAAGCGCCATTACTTCGCTTCGAGATGCATAACCCTGAGCATCAAATCCACATGCCGGGACATATTGTCCACCGAAGCCGCCGCCATGATCGCGATCTCTTCAGCCAACAACACATTCAGGTTTTCACTCCCCACCACAACCGTCACGCTATCTGCCGGCAACGGTGAAATATCCAGCGTGAACTTCTGCAGTACCCGAGCTGCCGCCGCTTTATACGTCAGCAACTTCCCTGCAACGGAATACACCGCCAGCAAAGTCCCGCTGGCGAGGTAAAAACCGAACTCGCCAATCTCATATTCACCCTCGCCATCGAACAGCGCGGCCATCCTGAGTTGGCGGTCGCCCAGGTCTTCGTAATCCACGATGGCAACCCGTTGGCGTTCGTCGCGCAAGGCCACTTCCGTGCCGTCCGGGTTATAGCGGCCGGTGCCGGCGCCGATGTGGGTGATTTCGCCTTTCAGGCCCTGGTTCTTTGCCTGCAGCACTTCATCCAAACCTTTGGAGGTGAAGCGCACCAGGCGCGTAATGTCATCTGTCATGGCTGCGCCCTGAGGTCGTAGTCGTTAATGGTGTAGTGCTGGGCAACCCCGGCACTGTTAAGTCGAGCAACCAGCGCCAATTCCGGCAGTGCGCCGTCCAAATACAGCTCGCCGTCGCTGAATGGGGCATGGAGCATCTGCGTAAACGCCAGTTGACCTTCGGTCTCATGAACAACGGTGATCGTCGCCCGGTCCCGCTCGCTCTGCGCCGCGTTGATGCGGCGGATCAGCCGGTTATGGTCACCACTGGACCAGCTGCGCCCGATGATTGCCTGCACGTCGAAGGTGTAAGGCACACCCAGCGGGCGCTGTTGATACCAGGCGCTGATGTTGGGAGTGAAACCCAGTGATTCCACCGCGTAACTCAATGCCTTGGGCGTGCCCGCCTGGCGTTGGATCTGCCAGGACAAGGCCACGGTCAGGCGTTTTTCGGCTTCGCTGGCGCTGGCGTCCCATTCACTGACACCCCGGTCGGCGGCCAGGTAGGGCAGGAATTCGGTAGGCGTTTGCAGCGGACTCATCAACGCAGGAAACGGCGGTATAACCCGCTCGAGTAACTTTCCGAAGCCCAGGTCCAAGGCCTTTTCCAGCGGTGAACTGTTGGCCGGCAACAGACTCGCCTTGGGTTCGTCATTCATAGCGTGCGCACCTCCACTTCAACACCTGTGCAGTACGGGGCCTGGAACGCAGTGCTGATAATCGGCTGCAACGGTTCGAGGATCTGCAGTTGTGCCGCGCCAGCGCTGTGAATGGCGTAGTCGATCCAGCTGGGGTCCACCCGTCCTTCCAGGCGATGGCAGGAGTCGGCATAGGTTTGCAATAGTTTCTGGGCGGCTACTTGAGTAAGCCCGGAGTCCGGGCCGGCATTGATCTTGGCCACCACACGAATCTTGTACGGTTGAATCTGTGCGCCCTGGACGGTGACAAGATCAGTCTCCGGCCGCACATCGGGGCGTGCGAAATGGCGGCGCACACCGTCAAGCAAATCGGTCGATGGCGTGCCATCGCCTTCCCGTGACAGCACCGTGACCATCACTTCACCCGGCGCCGTGCGACGGCCGTTGCCGTCCTTGACCTGGGCCGCATAGCCGTCAGGGTCGAAGGTGTAGCTAACGGTGACTACGCCGGGCGTCGCACTTTGCACCTTGACCGTAGGCCGCTCGCCGAGGGTAAACACTTCGCGGCGGTACTGCATGCGTGAGCCCGCTGCCGGGGCGTGGGGCGCCAGGTAGTAACGCAGCCGAGCATCGTCATCGCTTTCCAGGGTTGGCGGCACCGGCGGGAAGGCGGCCGGGTCACCGGGGTCGAGCACTTGCCGCTCCAGGCCCATGTCGGCCAGGCGTGCATCGAGGTTGCTGCCGGTGGCCCACCACGCCAGCATCTGTTTGATGCGGGCGTTGTATTTGCGCTCGTGGGTTTGCAGGCGGACGCAAAAGGCTTCCAGGGCCAGGGTCAGCAACTCGCTCTCATTGTCGAGGCTAACCTTGAGTTTGGCCGCGCTTTGCGGAGCGCGGGTGGCGACGTAGTCGACGACAAACGCCTTGAATTCCGCCAGCAACGGTTCGAACGCGTCGACCGCGATGATGGCAGGCTCCGCCAGTTGGTTCTGGCCAGGGATCAGCATGCTCATGTCACGACCTCAAAGGATTGTTGGCAGTTTTTCCAAGTCCCGGCAAAACGCAGCAGCAAACCTGCGCCTTGGCGGGTGGCGACGATGACCTGGGGTTGAAAGTCGCCGATGCCGTTCTGGGTGTTGTAAAACGCCTGGGCGGCGTGGCTTTGGGCGAGGATCAGCAGGTCGTCGCCCAGGTTCTGGCCGAGCAGTTGCGGGATCATCGAGCCGTACAGCGGGCGTTTCTGACGAGTGCCCACGGGGGTAGTCAGCGCTCGGGTGGCACGCTGCACGAATTGCAGCCAGTCATCGACGGCTGCCCCGGTGTTTCGGTCGATACCGATCATGGGATGTCCTTATCAGGGGCTGATGACTCGACCTTGGTGGTCCACCACCGGGCCGCTGAAGTGCGCGCCGCCGGCATCCAGCAACAGGCCGGTGCCGCCGATTTGCAGGGTGATGCTCTGGGCGTTGATCGTCAGGCTGGCGGCGCCGACCTTGACGTCGACCTGTTCGCGGGAGCCGCTGAACGTGGTCGTGCCGTTGACCCAATTGAAGGTGTGGCTGGCATCGTCGTAGTCGCTTTGAGTACCGTCTTGATGGCGCCTCCGAGTCAGCGATGCAACGCTGGAAACCGGAGGAAAGAGACTACTGTTGAGGCCGAACAAGGCTACCGACTGGCCGCCGCCTTCCCCGCCGCCGTAGTTGAGCAACAAGCATTGCTCACCCACTGATGGGATGCGGGTCTCGGTTTGCGCACCTGCGCTGGGGTTGAAAAATCGAATAGCCGGGGTGAGCAATTCACCGTGGCTGACCTTGCAGGTATTGCTGCCGGCGTCGACCTCCTGGCACACACCAATCCGGCAGAAGCTTTCGGCGCGGCGGTAAAGGTCTTCGAGCTGAGCCTCCATTTCGGCCAGGCGCTCAACGATTGGCCCCAGTTGCATGCGTAACAGCGCATCGAACATGGACTACTCCTGCAGTGGCCGATATTGGTTCGGGTCGTTGATGTTCGAGACTTCCCAAGTGCAGGCAAACAGCGGTGTGCCTGTGGGATCTTCGAGCAACGAAGGGCCGAGGTAGAGGGTTTGGGTGAAGGACACGGTCCAAGTGTCGTAGTCCATTTCGGCACCCGTTTGAATCGACGGCGCCGCGACAAGGGCGGCGGGCAAGTCGCACTGGTCAGCCGGCAGCCCCCAGCGGTTATCCAGGGCCAGGTCCATCAATTGGCTGGCTAGGTCGCAGGCCTCAAAAGGTGCGGAGCCGTCAGCGACTGTGGCCTTGAGTGAAACCGACAGCGCATGGGCCTTGCGGCCTTCAAGGGAGCGAATGCCCGGGCCGTTGCCTTCAACGGTGATCAGCACGCCGGTTTTGTCGCCTGTGTTTTTAAAGTCTTGATGATTGCCCACACGCAATTGTGGGAAGGCGCTTTTCAACGCATCGCCAATGGCCACGGGAAGCCGGGAAGGTTTTTCGATTAGTGTCATCTGGTCGCGTCCTTGCAGCGGTTATGACTGATCCGGGCGGGAGGGCGGGGCCTGATCGACCCCAATCCGCTTGGCCGCCCAACGTTCATAAAGGCCGATGGCGACGTCCGCGCCGGCCATGGCGGTGAGGCAACCCAAGGCACCGGCGGTCCAGATCGACATGCCGGCGGCGTACAACAGCATCAATGCCGAGACCCCACACACCATGCACGCCCCGGACCGCAGGGCCAGGCGCCGAATCAGCGACCAGCCACGGGCGCCCTCCTTGTCGGCACGCCACATTTCACCGGACACCCCGCCGATCAGGGCCAGTGCGATCACCAGCCAGATAGGCATTTCCGCTAACGCTTGCTGCTCGTTTGTCATGTCACGCCTCCTGGCTGAGCATTACCGGCAAAGGGCCGATTTTTTGGGTAATTCCATTTATGGGTAGGCATTCCAAAAAGCCCGGTTGCCCGGGCTTTTCAGTAATGATTTCCTCGAACTTTCGGCGCTACTGGCGCGGTACGGTTCTTTCCTCAATGTTTTTCCGACCACGATCCCTGTCTGCCGGATAACTGCTTCTGGTGCTTTACGCTGCACACCCGGGTCAGTTGCCAACCCTCTGAACCGTTATTAGGCCGGTTCATCGCTGCCTGTTTTTTGAAGCGGTAAAACTAAAGAGCGTCGGCATCCTTGCCGGTGTTGCCTGGCATCCCTGCCATCGCTTCGATGGCGTCCTTGCCGATGTTGCGTGCCTTCCTTGTCTTCCTTGGCAGCAT